TTCGGTTAAGCAGACGTCTTCGCCGGTTGTTATAACCGGGGTCCATCCCCATATTACTCGTACCCCGTTAGGGATCGGGTATACCACGTCGCTGCCGCGAGCATGCTTTCGAAGAATCAACTCCTTCGATTGCACACTCTCTGAATTTCGATCTCTCGAAGTCCAGGAACCGGCATTGCATTCCACCCCCCGTAATCGCTCATAAGAGAGAAGACGGAGGAGTGAGTCCTGAACATGACACCAGTCATGTCTGCTAATCACCATATTGGTGTTTAGGATCAGGGGAACCTTGACTTCCCATCTCTGCAACGCCCGATTATATCTAACTCGGGATTTAACGTTGTTTTTGATGAGGTAGCCGAGGGGCCTATCTACATACTCACATATTCCTTGACAGTCCGGATTGTTCGTAAGAACAAGCGGGTCGCTGACATGGCGTACGTGATTATAGATAACTGCCGACGTATCCTCGTAGCCGTCTGCGCGTAGGTTTTTAGCCAAAGCGCATAAGCTGACAAGGGTGGTAACAGTAGTGACATCATGTTTCTTCAAACGATGAGGCGTAACATCTTTGCCATGATAGGCATCGACGCCACAGGATTCTCGGAAGAATCCACGTGTGAACGTCTTACCCGTGTTAGGTATAAACCCAGCACGGACTAAGGCAGACACAGCACCATCGTAGTATTTTGAAGGAAACATTATATCATCACCGAAGACATACGTTCTGCTATGGCCTTCGCCATAACGACAACGGATGCCAGACTGAACCAAAGCCCAGAACACTAAACTCTGAAGAGGAAATGTTAAACAATTCCCCATAGGAGCGAACTTTCTGAGCTTCATGAAACGACCATCAAACAACTCTACTATTTGTGCACGAGAGGACGAGATCCAGTCAAATGCGCTACCGAAAAGGTAGCGCACAAGCTCGGTTGACATCCTATCGCTAGCTTCCTTTAGGTCGAGAGTACAATACTCCCGACTTTCAGATGAGGCAAGAGCTAGAGAGCCGTTCACTGACTGATCCCTAAATTGAATATAGGGACCGGCAGCTGATGACTCAATAGCCTGCTCTAGTAGTTTCCGCTGACCTTGTTGTATCCAGATGAGTTCCTTAGGGTGAACGCATATTATGCGAGGCCCTCTGGAGTCTTTCGGGACAGCAACTAGCTTAGTATAAGTATACTGAGCTTCATCTATTTGTTC